TGAGTCTGGATGGTCTCCGTTACAGTTTGAGTTGTTGTTGTCGTACTGTTCATCGACCCTTGGGTGAACTGAGGTGTAACAGTATTTGCTCTCGCTACTGCGGGTGACAACAGAGCTAAGAGTATTAACCATTTCTTCATGCTTTTGGTGTATTTTCTGGTTTCTTTGCCATAGGACATTCGATTCCTTTGTTACTGTTGTTTCTATTACCAGTGGTTAAACCAAAGGTAGCAAGTGCTCCGGTAAAGACCGATGCTACAAAAGTTATATCGCTGTTTCCAGACTTCTTAACCATAGGTATATCTACGTAGTTCATTGTAATTATGAACCCACTCCAAACAACGACACCCAGTCTTACGAATGTTCCTAAAATCTCTATCTGATGTTCTTTATCCTCAGCAACATCTTTGAGTTTATTTATGATATTTTTTCTTTCGGGTTTTTCTTTTCCTTCCATTTATCAATCTTACCTTGAATGAATTTTTGTAGTTTCTTCTTTATCTGATCAAAGAAGGGTGTAGCTAGGGTAGTTGTTGCTACTGCTGCCACAGCTGCATAAGTTGCAGTTGCTACTACGTCAGCAGTTGGCAGAGGTACTTGTATATCTAAAACAGGTATATCCAGTTTAGGTGGAGCTGGAGTTTCTGTTTCTGTCTTAACTTCTTGAGTACCTTCTGGACGTTCAAGATCACTAGGTGGGACAAATATCATTTTATAGGATGGAACGTCAGCTGTAGGTAAAGGGATGGATATTGTTTCGTATGTCTGTGTATCAGGTAGTACTATGGTGGGCAGTTCTATGCTGCCACCTCCATGACTGTTATTGTGCTTGCTGTATTACCACCTTGAGCATCCTGAGTCCCTGCACGATTCAAGTAAAGAGTACCTCCATCATTTCCGCAACTTGCTTGTAATTTATATGTTACCGCACTTGTGGTAGAAGGACTATCAAGAAACTGCATAGAAACAGGAAATTGAGTGTAATCATCATCGCTGGCTCTAGAGCAAACAGCAGCACTACACTCATGTCCTGTAGCAGCATCTCCTACACATATAGCCGTTGAATCTCTTACCATCTGAACAAATGCTCTTGATGTATTATTTTGATTATTAAAAGTACCTAAGTGTAATTCAACTAATACTTTTGAACTAGAACTTGAAGGAGTGATAGCTACAGACATACCTGTAATATCTACAAATGAAGAAGATGCCGTTGAATAGGTATCTGTTTTAGTTGTTGAACCAACTTGAAGAATTTTACCTGTACTTGTATTAGGAAACGCTACCTTACCATCTGAACTAAGCGTAATCCCGTCAGAACCAGCTGACGAGTTACGTATTGAGTCTACGATTATTCGTGACATTATTTACCCTCCTATGGTTTTGGGTATTTATCTTTGATTGCTTTAATATCTGCTTTCCAAGCATCTACGCCTGAATGATAGATTTTATCAAGCTGATCCTGCCATGTAGGATATTCAGCTGCTCTATCTCTTTGATATTTTTTAGCTGCGAAAGCATCATCTATAACTTTGCGAGCTGCTGTTACTTTGGCGTTGTCAAGTGTTACTGACTTACCATCTTTGTCGAACGCTCCAGCGGAGTCGTCTATTGATACTACTGTGCCTGCATATGCAGAGTAGATTGCTTCATGATCGAATGCCATTGTTTTAAAAAAGTTGTTGTTATTAAGATTTATTACCTATTTCGATTAGAAACATACGGCTAGAAACTCCTAATGATGTATCAGAGCCACGTCTGTTTATAATCATATCTCTACCACTATTCTGATCTGCTGATACTTTATAAGTAACAGAGCTTGTTGTATTAGGATGGTCAACTATGACAGTTGTTGACGGAATTGCCTGACCAGATGTTACATTCATATAAGCTCCAGCAGTTGAGTTAACTGTTGCACCTTGTCCCTGCTCTAATGCAGTAGAATCTCTTAAGATGTCATAACCTACATCAGCATTAGCATCTGAACTTACTAATCCTAAGTTTACAATAATAATAATACGACTATCAGTAGAGGATGGAGTAATTGCAGTATTTAATTGAGTATAAATATCTCCTGCATTTTGTAAGGTTACATGAGTATTATCTGTTGTGTAGTTCCAATTTTTAATTAAACCTACATCAGCAGCCCAACCTAAATTTCCTGATCCGTCTGTTTTTAAAAGTTGGTTAGCTGATCCGTCTGCTACAGGTAACTTAAACTCTATATTTGCACCACTTGTTGTTGATGCTGGAGCGTCTAACGCTACTGACCCAGAAGAGGAGCCTACTAATTTTATTGTCATGCTGCTACCTCCTGTACTGTAAGTCTTATTTTTCCTGAACCACCTGAACCACCAGTGTGATGAAAATAGTTAGTACTGGTAGAAGATCCTCCTTCTTGATAATAAGGTTGGAATGCGATAGTTTGTCCAACACTATATGAAAGACCTGTAACGTGAACTGTCCAAGGACCGGGAAAATCTATCCAATCTACAGTTGCATGATATGCTTGAAATGGCTCTGAACCAAATACGTTTGCATAAGTACCACTGTTAATCGAAGCATATAATAAGAATTTTACTGATGCGTTAGATGCACCACTATTCACGTGTGGGTTAGCTCCAACCGAAGATACGATAAAAGATGATCCTGCACCTTGAGTAGTAACTGTAGTTATCAATCCACTGGCAGTAGGGCTCTCAGCATCAGAAGCTATGTTGTTAGCACCGGTTATAGTATTTGTTACAACTTGAAGGATTTTACTTCCGGCACCAGTAGCTATTGTATCTGCATCTACACATCCATCAGGCAACCCACCTGTAGATACACCGGTTATGGTACCGGTTGAACCATTTATTGTTATTGGCATTTAAATTACCGTCCATGTTTCACCGGAACCTACAGTTATTGTAACTCCGTTGTTTACTGTTATTGGACCAAAAGTTCCAGCGTTCATATTATTCGTTATAGTATAAGAAGTAGTAATAGTTGTGGAATTTTCCCAAAATACTTTATCAGTTCCACCACCTGTTGCACCAGCAGCAGCTTCAGCCCATGTTAGACCTCCAGCTGCACTAGATTTAGCAGTTAGAACATGATTATTCGTAGGTGTATTATCTACAAGTAAGTCGGCTTCTTTGATCGTGTTGTCTGTAACACCATCTCCACCTTTTATTTTTGTTAAAGCCATTATGCTGCTACCTCCATTAAAGTAATCGAGCAATCACTCATTCGTTCGCTATCACTACTTGCGTCTTGACCTTGACGACCAATTTTCGCTATACCTGATTCAGCAGCTAGTCGTATAGAATAAGTTGTTGAAGATGTAGTATTTGGACTGTCTAGTCTCTCAATAGTAATGACTTCCTGCATACCTGATCCAGCCTCACCTGTTGCTGTTGCTGCACCTAAAAGAGTATTTCCTTTATATAAAAAACTATAGGCATAAGTATTATTATTACTATTTATTAAACCAAAAGTAGCTCTAACTAAAACTTTATTAGAAGTTGATGAAGGTGTTATAGAAGCTGCAAATCCACTAACAGCAACACCATAAGGGTGCGAACTAATATTGGTATCAGTTGTATTAGCACTACCTGTTTTAAGAACATTTACAACTTGAAGAATATTTCCTGTATTTTGAGGAAACGTTACTTTACCATCACTAGCTAAAACAATATTGTTAGAACTGGAGGAGCCGTGTTTAATATTTGTTGTGTTTAAAGTTGCCATTATGCTGCTATCTCCATT